CCTGGGTCGGCGGGATCGTCCACGTAGCCGCCTTCGAAGCCGAGGATGGTCTTCAGGGCGGCGTCGAAGGTGTCGGTAGCCATGGCGGCCTCCAAAAAGGGGCCGGCGTCCGGGGGGTTACTGATCGGCCGCCGGCCCAGGTGGGGAGGAAAAGGCTCAGCCGGCCGGCGCCGGGGCTGGGCTAGGCTCAGGCAGCGGCTGCGCGGGGGCCGGCGGCGTCACCACGGCCCACTTCAGGCCGACGCCGGGCACCCAGACGAGGATCAGCGCGCCGGCCGGGACCGAGGGAACCTCGGCGATCGGCGGCGTCGGCGCGCCGGCTGGCGGCGTCGGCAGCGTGTTGTCGACGCTGGGCGGCTCCACCGGCAGGCCGTTGTCGGGGTGGCCAGGCGGCGGCGGGACCATCGGCGGCGTCGGGCTGGGTTGCGGCATGGGCAGGCCCGGCAGCTCGACCGGGTGGATGACCGCGAGGAAGGGTGCGCGAGACATAAGGGGGCTCTCCATGTGCGAGGTGGGTGGCGAGATAAGGTTCGCCGTCCGCGAGCATAGGCCTGCGACTTGACGCCCGTGTAAAGCGGCGCGCTTAGCTTGTCTTCGCCCATGAGCCAGCTGGTGGACTTCGGCGGCCTTCTGATCGACCCGGCCCAGCAGCGGCTGGCGCTGGATCGCTGGGAGTGCGAGCAGGACCTCTACCAGTTCACCCGTGAGGCGTGGCGCCAGATCGATCCCGCGCCGTTCCGGGACGGCTGGCCCATCGAGGCGGTCTGCGAGCACCTGGAGGCGGTGGTCGACGGGCAGATCAAGCGGCTGATCATCAACATCCCGCCCCGCTCGGGGAAGAGCACGCTGTGCAGCGTCTGCTTCCCGGCCTGGACCTGGGCGCAGCCGGCGATCAGCCCCACCAGCGGCGCCGGCGTGCAGTTCGTCTACGCCAGCTACGCCGAGAAGCTGGCGCTGAGGTTCAGCCTGCGCTGCCGGCGGCTGATCCAGAGCCAGTGGTATCAGCAGCGCTGGGGCGATCGGTTCCGGCTGCTGGGCGACGAGAACACCGCCCACCGCTTCGTCAACGACGCCTCGGGCGAGCGCTTCGTGACCTCGATCAGCGCCGGCGCCACCGGCTTCGGCGGCAACATCTTCGTCATCGACGACGCCAACGCCGCCAACGAGGCCTTCTCAGAAGCCGCCATCCAGGAGGTCATCGACTGGTGGGACCAGACCGCCTCCACGAGGCTCAACGACCTCGACCTCGGCGCGTTCGTGATCATCCAGCAGCGCCTGGCCGAGAACGACCTCACCGGCCACGTGCTGGAGCAGTCGATCGGCGACTGGGACCTCCTGATGCTGCCGATGCACTACGACCCCGACCGCGTCGTCACCACGTCCATCGGCTGGACCGACCCCCGGTCGCGGGAGGGCGAGCTGCTCTGGCCCGAGCGCTTCCCGGAGCGCGCCGTGCGGCAGCTGGAGCAGACGCTGGGCCCGTTCGGCGCCGCCGGCCAGCTGGAGCAGAGCCCGAAGCCGAAGGGCGGCGGCGTCATCAAGTACGCCTGGTGGAACGCCTGGGAAGAAGCGAAGTATCCGCCGATGGACTTCATCCTGGCCAGTCTAGACACAGCCTATACTGAGAAGACCGAGAACGACTATTCAGCCCTCACCGTCTGGGGCGTGTTCACCTACGACACCGTGGCGGTGCCTGGCCGGATCATCGGCGCCGATGGGCGGCCGATGTACCTGGGCGTCCGGGACTACGCGAAGGAAAGCCCCCGGGTGATGCTGATGCACGCCTGGCAGATACGGTTGCCGCTGCACGAACTGGTGGTGAAGGTCGCCGACACTTGCCGCAAGATGCAGATCGACCTCTTGCTGATCGAGAACAAGGCCTCCGGGATCAGCGTCAGCCAGGAGATGCAGCGGCTCTACAGCCACGAGACCTGGGGCGTCGAGCTGAACGATCCGAAGAGCATCGACAAGCTCAGCCGCCTGCACAGCGTCGTGCCGCTCTTCGCCCCGACGCTGCGCGAGAAGCTGACCGCCGACGGCAAGGTGCTGAGGGACCAGCACGGCGACGCCATCATGGTGCGCAGCCGCGACGGCATCGTCTACGCGCCCTCGGCGCCCAACATGCCGACCTTCCTGACCTGGGCCGAGGAGTGCATCCGCCAGGTCGAGAGCTTCCCGCACGGGGCTCACGATGACTACGTAGACACGGTTTCGCAAGCATTGAGGTGCCTTCGGGACCGTGGTCTGCTGACTTTGCCAGCTGAACGCGACGCTGATCTTGACATCGCCCGGCGCAACTGGCGCGCGCCCGCCCCGCTATACCCAACGGTATAGTCGCATGCAACTTGATCCTGCCGATCCGCCGGACATTATCTTCTTCGATGATGTCATCTATCGTCGAATGGGCGGCGCGCGGAGGTACTACCTCTCGCAGTCCACGACGAACGCGGGCCGCAAGGGCGCCAAGGGCCTGCACGTTGCGATCTGGGAGACGTTCTCGGGCGAAGCCGTCCCGCCGGGCCACGAGGTCAACCACCGTGACAGCGATACCTTCAACCTCGACTTCGAGAACCTGGAGTGCCTGCCGAAGGGCTGGAGAAGGCCAGGGCGGCGCTGGCGGCCAAGCGCGCAGCGCGCGTCTAGCGAGGCCACTTGCGCCCCGTGTCAAGTGGGCGGCATAGTCCGCGCCGCTCCGGCGCCCCGTCGCTCAAGCGGGCGCCTGCCGGCCACCCCGGCCGCGACGGTCAGCGCCGGAGCGCCTGATCAAGGGAGAGGCGGGCGTGTACCCGCAGCCGCGCGTCCTGGCCCAAGCCATCGTCGACCCCGGCGCCTTCGAGGTGGCCGACCGGGTCAACCTGCAGGCGTTCCTGGTCACCGTCAGGGGCCATCTGGAGACCGGCGATCTGCTGGCGCCCGCCGTCTACGAGATCGCCGCCGAGAACGAGGACGTCGCCGCCCGCGCCGGCCTCCACCGCTACGTCGCCGAGCAGAGCCGGGTGAACTGATGACCCAGCAGCTCGACGTCTTCGCCTACTTCGAGGGCGGCCCCGGCGGTCCCAAGGACATGCACTGCCGCTCGATCTTCGAGTCGATCAAGGGCGCGATCTCGATCGGCGCCGGCACCGACCTCACCACCAACGTCCGCGACGTCCAGTATCGGGTGCCGGCCGCCGAGGCGCCGCAGCTGGAGCAGCGGCTGAAGCTGGCGGGCTTCCGCACCGAGGTGCGCGCGCCATGACGCTGGCCGAGTTCTTCGCGCTGCCCGAAGCCGACCCCATCGAGGTCGACCGGCCGCTGACCGGCCACCCCGAGGTGCTGGGCGAGGACGAGCAGTACGTGCCGCCCTGGCGCAGCCACGACGGCAAGGCGTGGTGGACCGTGGAGGGCGGCGCCAAGCGGCAGACCTTCCGCCTGAAGGAAGACCTCTGATGGCTGACCCCCGGCTCTACAGCGACGACGTCGCCGAGCGCACGGGCTTCCTCGGCCTCGCGCAACTGAAGACCGAGGGCGAGGCGATCGTCTACGACCCCGGCGCCGGGCCGCCCCTGCAGTGGAGCGATCTGCCCTGGCAGGACCGCCTGATGCTGCGCTGGGGGGCGCTCGGCCATCGCCTGCGCTGGTTGCCTGACCGGCTCTGGTGGGCCCTCTTCGGGACGGGTGACTACTGATGGCCGGCGTCCCGCTTCGCGGCGGCTTCGGGCGCGCCAACCTCAGGCTCGTGGCCCCGGCCGCGCCCGGCGGCGCCAGCAACGACGACATCGTCATCGACGTCGCCGAGGACGGACCCGACCAGCCCAACATCAACGACGAGGGCGAGGTCCTGCGCATCGAGCACGGCGACGGCTCGGTGACCATCAGCATGAACGACCGGCCGCTGCTGCCGGGCATCGGCCACAACCGGGGCGGCGACTGGTTCAGGAACCTCGCCGACGAGATCGACAACGGGCAGCTGGGCATGGTCGCCGAAGAACTGCTGCGCGGCGTCGCCGACGACGAGCAGAGCCGCAAGGACTGGATCGACACCGTCGCCACCTTCATCAAGCTCCTGGGCGTCACGATCGAGGTGCCGAACGTCTCCGGCAGCACCGACGGCGCGCCCGTGGAGGGCATGAGCCGGGTGCGCCACCCGCTGCTGCTGGAGAGCGTGCTGCGCTTCCAGGCCAACGCCCGGGGCGAGTTCCTGCCCGCCGACGGGCCGATGAAGATCAGGGATGACTCCTCCGAGGGGGCCGAGAGCGAGCTGCTCGCCGGCGCCCTCGAAAAGGACATGAACCACTACCTGACGGCGCACGCGACCGAGTACTACCCGGACACCGACCGGATGTTCTTCCGCCTCGGGCTCGATGGGACGACCTTCAAGAAGGTCTACCGCTGCCCGCTGCGCATGCGGCCGGTCAGCGAGACGGTGATGGCCAACGACCTCATCGTCTCCAACGACGCCACCGACCTCGCCAACGCCCGCCGGGTCACCCACCGGCTGATGATGAGCCCGACCACGATCCGCCGTATGCAGATCATCGGGGCCTACCGCGACATCGACCTCGGCACGCCGCTGGAGCCGCAGCTGGACGAGGCGCAGCGCGAGATGCGCCACCAGCAGGGGATCACCGACGCCACCCTGAACCCCGACGACCGCGACCGGCAGCTCTACGAAATTTACTGCGACCTCGACCTGAAGGGCTACGAGCACCAGTGGAAGGGCCAGCCCTCGGGGCTGGAGATTCCCTACCGGGTGACGGTCGACGTCACCAGCCGCCAGGTGCTGAGCCTGGTGCGCGACTACAACGAGCCGGAGGACGACAACGACCTGCCCAAGCGTCGCGAAACATTCGTGCAGTATGTCTACGTGCCGGGCTTCGGGTTCTATGCATTGGGGCTAGGTCACATCCTCGGCAATACCACGAACGCGATCACGGCTGCTTGGCGAGAGATGCTCGACAACGGCATGTTCGCGAATTTCCCGGGGTTTTTGATCGCGAAAGCTGCAACTAGACAGCAAACATCTATCATCCGCGTGCCGCCAGGCGGCGGCCAGCCGGTCGACACGCTGGGCAAGCCGATCAGCCAGAGCGTGATGCCGCTGCCGTACAACACCACCCAGATGCCGCCCTTGATGCAGCTGGTGGAGTCGATGGCGACCACCGGCGCCAGGATCGGCGGCACCGCTGAGATACAGGTCGGCGAGGGCAAGCAGGACGCGCCGGTCGGCACGACGCTGGCGCTGATCGACCAGGCCACGAAGATCGAGAACTCCGTCCACAAGCGCGTCCACACCGCCCAGTCGCAGGAGTTCAAGCTGCTGGTGGCGCTGTTCCGCGAGCACCCCGAGGACTTCCTGCGCTGCGAGAAGAAGGGCTTCTCCGGCCAGACCTGGGACGCCGAGACCTTCCTGGCGGCGCTCTCGACCTGCGATCTCGTCCCGCAGGCCGACCCCAACACCTCCAGCCAGCTGCAGCGGCTGATGAAGGCGCTCGGCATCAAGCAGCTGCAGGCGCAGTCGCAGAGCCTCTACGACCCGATCGCCGTCGACACCTACGCGCTGAAGACGATGGGGGTGAACAACCCCAACCAGTTCTTCGTGCCGCCCTCGGCGATGGGCCAGCCGCCGCCCGAGCTGCAGCAGATGCAGGCCGAGATGAAGGCCAAGCAGCAGCAGGCCGACGCGCGCACCACCGACGCCAACGCCCGCGCCGCCGTCGCCAAGGCCAAGCTCGCCGAGGTGCAGGCAAAGACCGCCCAGGGCGGCTTCGGGCCCGCCAACATGCAGGCGCCGACGACGCTCGACGGCGTCAACGCCAAGGCCAAGCTGATGGACGCCGAGACCCGCCGCTTCGACGCCCACGCCAAGCTCCGCGAGATGGATCAGCAGTCGGCCGATCGCCAGGCCGATCGCCAGGCCGAGGCGCACTCCGACCAGGTCGACCTCGTCAAGGCCCTCTTGGCCCACCAGCAGTCCGGCCGCGAGGCGATGGCCGGGCACCAGGCCAGCCTGGCCGAGGCGGCGCTGGGCCACGCCCATGAGCACCGCGAGGGCGAAGCCGACCGCGCCAACGTCATCGCGGCGGCCAACATCGCCGCCAAAGCCGCCGCCAAGCGCTCGGCGGCCAAGAAGAAGGACTGAGCCCGTGCCCGACCAGAAGCAGATCAACCGGCTGAAGCTGATGCTCGATCACGCCAAGCGCGCGCTGGAGATGGCCGACCCCGATCTGAAGATCGTCGAGCGGCTGCTCAGCGATGCGGTCAGCCTCGCGGTCGAGATGAACGAGCCGCCCAACCCCTACGCCGACAAGGGCCTGCGGCCGGGGCTCGGCCGATACGACCTGAACACCGACACGGTCAGGGATGACGGCGTCGCCCTGCAGAGCGTCTCGCACCCCGAGCAGGCGGCGCCCGGCGTCGGCGGCTCGGCGGCCAGTCGCAATGCAGATGGTTCACTGAAGCCCCGTGCGGAGAACTCCGATGTCTGAAGCTTCCGCCGCCTCGGCTCAGAGCTACCGCGAGCACATGCGCGACAAGGCCGCCCGCCTCGGCGGCGGCGAGGACGCGGTGAGCGTCGACTCATCCAGCTTCACCCCCGGCGAACCGCTCGACGCGGACGCCAAGACCGGCATGCGCCCCGTCAGCCGCCAGGCGCGCAAGCGCGGCGGCGCCGTGCATGATCACGGCGAGCAGATGCCGCTGGGCGCGCA